GGCCAAGAGGCCGTTCCCGCCAATTTCCTAGATTGTACGACGGAAGGTACATTAGCGTCTTTACTTACAATTACAACTAACGATATAATTACGACATAAAAAGACGTTTTATTGGTTAAAACTAAAAGGGGGTTGCATTAGTGTAACCCTTTTTTTATGAAACAAAAACACGAAAATCTAATTATATCTATATGATAGTTTTAACTACCCAAAACGTATTAACTCAAACCTTTAATTGCACACCACGAACGGGAACGATTACGGACTTATTAATTACCGACGAATCAACTAACGTTACTATTAATGTTCCGATTATTAATCAAGTGGCGTTTAGTTATTTTTATCAAATAGAAGCCATTTTTAACCTTACGGAAAATCGTTTTTATATGATTGAATTACAAGACACGAACGGAAATAGATTACTATTAGAAAAAGCGTTTTGTACTAATCAACCATTAGCGACATTCTCAGTTAACAACGGGCAATATGTTTCGAATACCACAACAAACGAATTTATCATATATGAATAATTACCACGTACTTAATTTATCGAGTTATACCACACCAATAGTTGAGGAAACTAACCGCGAAAATTGGGTTGATTTCTTAACGGAAAACGGCGAACAATACTTTGATTTCTTAATTGATAGATACACGAATAGCACGACGAATAACGCAATAATAAACAACATTTGTAGATTAGTTTACGGGCGTGGTTTGGGTGCGTTAGACGCTTCTAAAAAGGTTAATGAGTACGCACAAATGATGACTTTGTTTTCACGCGAAGACGTGCGCAAAATGATTATTGATAGAAAAATGTTAGGGCAATTTGCTATTCAGGTTCATTACTCAAAAGATAGAACAAAAATATTAAAGGCTTACCATATACCCGTTAATCTTTTACGAGCTGAAAAATGCAATAAAGAGGGCGAAATAGCGGGTTACTATTATTCGGATAATTGGAACGATACAAGACAATTTCCACCTATGCGATATTCGGCGTTTGGGTTTTCAAATGACAACGTTGAAATACTTTATTCTAAGCCTTATTCGGTTGGAATGAAATATTATTCCTATCCAGACTACCAAGGAGCGGTTTCCTATGCACTATTGGAGCAAGAAATAGGCGACTATTTAATTAATGAAGTTCAAAACGGATTTTCAGGAACTAAGGTTGTCAACTTTAATAACGGCGTTCCGAGCGAAGAACAACAAAGCATTATTAGCCAAAAGGTACTAAACAAATTAACAGGTTCACGAGGACAAAAAGTAATTATTGCGTTTAATGATAATGCCGAAAGTAAAACAACCGTTGAGGATATTCCACTAAACGACGCTCCAGAACATTATACATATTTAAGCGAAGAATGTTTACGTAAAATAATGCTTGGGCATAACGTTACAAGTCCTTTATTATTTGGAGTTGCGTCTTCAAATGGGTTTGGTTCGAATGCAGACGAATTAAAAAATAGTGCGGTATTGTTTGACAATATGGTAATTAGACCATTTCAAGAAGAATTACTTGATGCGTTTGACACTATTTTACATTTTAACGGAATAAGCCTAAAACTATTTTTTAAGACGTTACAACCTTTGGAATTTACGGACTTAGAAAACGCACAAACCGAAGAACAAATAGCTGAGGAAACAGGAACGGAATTAAGCGCTGATCCAAAAGACGATGCACTTGCGCAAGCTCTTATTGATATGGGCGAAGACGTAAACCCTAATTGGATATTAATAGACGAATTCGAAGTTGACTACAACACCGAAGACGAAATAGATTTAGAAATTGAAAAGTTAAACACGCCAAAAAAAAGCATATTTAATAAAATAAAAAAAATTGTTTCAACGGGAACGGCAATCCCACGAGCAAAAAGCGAACAAGACGAATTTATTGACGGAATTTTATTTATTACAAGATATGAATACGCAAATGCTTTGAGTTCCGATAGCCGTGAATTTTGTAAAAAAATGATTTTTGCAAATAAAGTTTATAGAAAAGAAGATATTTTAAGAATGAAAACGGAAGTTGTAAACGAAGGTTGGGGACCAGAAGGAGCGGCAACTTACGACATTTGGTTATACAAAGGCGGTGGCGCTTGTCACCACGTTTGGAAAAGAAAAACATTTGTAGCCTTTGACGAAAAAACGGGAATAGACCCATTAAGTCCAAACGCAATAACAATTTCGACGGGCAAAGCGGAAAAGGCGGGTTATAGAGTTCGCAATCCGAACCTTGTTGCAATGCGTCCAAAAGATATGCCGTTCGAAGGATTTTTACCAACAAACAAAAGATTTCAATAATGGCAGAAGCATTACTAATTTCACGAAACGACATTGTAAAATTTACCGCACTCAACGGAAATATAGATACGGATTCTTTTATTCAATGGATCAAAGTGTCTCAAGATATTCACATTCAAAACTACTTAGGCACGAACTTACTTGAAAAATTACAACTTGACGTTACAAAATTAGTTACAAAAGTTCCCGTTGCGGTTCAAGTAATTGCGGGCGGTTCGGGTTATTCGGGAGCGGGTTTAACTACAACGGCAATTGCGCCAAGCGTTGGTTCTGGATTGGAAGTTAATTGCGGTTTTTCGGGTGGTTCAATTGTTACGGCTTCCGTTACAAACATTGCGGGTTCAGGATATAACGTTGGCGACCAAGTTACGGTTGACGGCGGAAATAATGACGCAATTCTTCAAATTAGTCAATTGTTTTCAATTGCGCCAGATTACTTAAATTTATTAAACACTTACGTAAAGCCTATGTTAATCCATTGGGCAATGGTCGAATACTTACCTTTTTCGGCTTACACAATTGCGAATAAGGGCGTGTTCAAACATACAAGCGAAAACGCAACAAGTGTAGAAAAAAACGAAGTAGATTTCTTAGTGGAAAAAGAACGAATGATTGCGCAAAATTATACGGAGCGTTTTATAACTTACATTAATTTTAACAATTCTTTATTCCCTGAATATAGCACGAACTCAAACGCTGATATGTTCCCAAGCACTCAAAACAATTTTACAGGTTGGTATATATGAAAAAGAAGCACAAACCAAAAGAAACAAACATAAAAAAGTTACTCGTTTACTTAACGAAACTAAACAAAGAAAAAAAATAACTATGGAACACTTACGAGCTTTATCAATTTTCTTTTTTATCTTTTCTTATTTAACGGCGTTCACTATGCTTTTTGCAGATGCTTTGTTTTTAAGGTTTGGGGGAGTAGCTTTATTCGCTTTTTTGTCGCACCAATTAGTTGAACAATACTACTTGAAAAAATGAAAATACAATTATTTATTTTACTCACTAATATACGCTTGTCGTTTATGAAATTACTTGCGGTTGTTGGGGCGTTCTTTTTGCCTATTTCAGGAATATTATTTTTGATTGGTTTTGCGATCCTATTAGATACCATTACAGGAATCTGGAAAGCAAAGAAATTAGGGTTGCCGATTACGTCGCGTAAACTTTCGGCGGTTATTTCAAAACTATTCCTTTACGAAATTGCCGTTATTGGTTTTTATTTAATTGACTTTTTTATTCTTAATGATATAATTATAAAATTCTTTTCAGTTCCGTTAATGTTGACTAAGGTACTTGCATTGATATTAGTTTCTATCGAGTGCATTTCCATTAATGAGAACTACTTTGCTATTCGTAAAATTTCAATTTGGGATAGTATGAAAAATTTATTTGCACGAGCTAAAGAAATTAAAACCGATTTAGATGGAATTAGACACGACAAAGATAGTTCAAAAGAGATTATCTAACGACCAATACATTCAGGAAGAACACCCGAAAAAACAAATCTATTTACACCATACCGCTGGGGGCGGAAACCCCGTAGCAGTTGCTAATTACTTTCAACAAAAGGAAGGCAAAGTTGCGACCGCATTCGTAATTGGGGAAAAAGGTACAATCGTTCAATTATTTAGCTCTAAACATTGGGCGTACCATTTGGGGTTGAAGCCCGAAGTGTTCGCGGAAATGGGCGTAACTTATCGAAGCCTAGATAAAATCAGTATAGGTATAGAAATATGTAATTTCGGACCATTAAAGAAACAAAACGGATATTTCGTTAATTACGTTGGTGGTCGTGTTGACCGCTCGCAAGTAACCGAACTAAACGGAAAATACAAAGGGCATATATTTTGGCAACGATACACCGACGAACAAATCGAAAGCACGCGACAATTATTAGTTTACCTTTGCGATGCTTACGGAATTTCAAAAGATTATTTTGATTCTATTTTTGACATAGACAAACGAGCTTTGCGAGGGGAAAACGGAATATTTACCCACAATTCAGTAAGGCACGACAAGTCCGATATTTACCCTTGTCCGCGAATGATTGAAATGCTAAAGAACTTATGAAAAAACTAATCGCATTTTTAAGCGTTTTAACGCTACTTAGTTGCTCAAGTGAACGCAAGGCACAATACCACTATCAAAAGGCGCTTAAACACGGCTTAAAATTGATTCAGGATAGCGACACGATACGAATAGTTAGTGTTGATTCATTCGCAGTAATACGAAACGATACGATTAGATACGAAAAAGTAATAACGTCAAAAGATACTATCGTGTTTTTTAAGAATGTTTACGTTCCTAAAACTAGATTTCAAACGCGGATTGAGTATAAATATAAAACGCAAATTATAAAACAAGACGTATTAAAATACAAGTACATTTACAAGGATAGCAAAGAAAAAAGAAAAGAAGTTCAGCAAGAAAAAAGGAAAACAAATTGGAGCTTATTCTTTTGGGGATTTCTAATTGGCTTTATTTCGTTTTTTGTTTTGCGAATAGTTATTAAATTAAGCCGTCCGATTTGAGTTATCGACCTAGATTAACACCAGACGAATCCGATATTTTAGATAAATACCGAGCAATTAAAAAAGTGTCCGACGCTATCGGTATAAACGACGAAGACGTTAAGCACGGTTGGTTAAAAAATGACAACGCAAGTTTGTTTTTTAAGAACCCAAACTTTAAGACGGAAGACGAACAGGGTTTTAATATAATCAAACAAGAATGTATTGCAGCCGTAAAATTACACGCTCCAGAATACAAACAAATTAAGTTTGAAAAAACGAACGATTCTCATTTATTAGTTATAGACATAGCCGATTTACATATAGGAAAACTATCAAGCGTTTTTGAAGTTGGCGAAGATTATAATAGTCAAATAGCGGTTAAACGAGCAAAGGACGGATTACAAGGTATTATAAACAAGTCGCAAGGGTTTAAGATTGACAAAGTTTTATTCGTTGCTGGGAACGATATTCTACACACCGACAACACGAAAAGAACAACGACTAACGGAACGCCACAAGATACCGACGGGTTTTGGTTCGAAAACTTTATAATGGCGAAAAACCTTTATATTGACTTACTGGAACAATTGTTAACTTTTGCTGAAGTCGAAGTAGTTTATAATCCGAGTAACCACGATTTGACGCACGGGTTTTTCTTAATGCAATTAATAGAAGCTCACTTTCATAAGAGTACGATCCGTTTTAATGTAGACCTGAAACACCGCAAAGCATTTGTTTACGGAAAAAATCTAATAGGCACTACGCACGGCGACGGAGCAAAAGCCGAAAACTTACCTTTGTTATTAGCAACGGAATTTCCGATTGAATGGAGCAAAACTAAGCACCGATACATTTATTCTCACCACGTACACCACAAAACAAGTAAAGATTATATCGGTTGCACGTTTGAAACTTTGCGCAGTCCGTCTGGAACGGATAGTTGGCATTACAAAAAAGGTTTTACAGGCGCACCAAAAGCGGTTGAAGGATTTATACACCACAAAGAATTCGGACAAGTCGCACGTTTAACGCATATATTTTAAGGTAATACCTTTATTTTGTCACAAATTTTGTAAGGTTTTACCCTTATATCAAGTATAAATTACCGCATTTTCTTTACATTACTTATTTAGAATCATTATAAATTTGTTAATTAATTAAAAATAATTGTTAAAATGTTTTTTTATTATGAAAATAGTATTTAGATTTGCATATAATTATTTATTAACCAATTAAAACTAAACAAAATGAAAGAAAAATTAAACACGTCAAAAGATTACAGGATTGAATTTCAAGACGAAAATCAAAACGAGCTATGGATTAGCATTGTAACCGCTATCGATTTACAAGACGCTACGAATTACGCTAACAAATTAATGGCTGGAATAAGCCACAACGATTTAACAACTTTTATAATAACTGAGATATGAACCAACAAGAAATGATTGAAGTAATCTTTAACTACAAAGACGAACTACAAAACCATTACAATGAATGTTGTAAGGAGTTTGGGCAACAAGACCCAGCGACAAAACGAAATGAAGCTAAATTAGTAACCCTTATAATTTTAATTGATAAACTTGGACTAGATGAAAACTAAACTAAACGATTTAATTTATTATTTCACACCGCTTACGGAAGACCATAAGACGATTGTAAGCACCGCAATTGCGTTTATTTTGTATTGCGTAAGTATTTATATGATTTGTTATTTTACTAACCCTTAAAACTAATTAAAATGAATTTAGAAGATTTAGAAATTGAGCAATACACCGCGAATTTATACTATGAAATTGACGGCGTTGAATTTATTATGACTTTCGATTGGAATTTTTACGACGCTGATCCGAAAACCTATGAATGTAAAATAGACGTTTATTGCACGTACGCAGAACAATGGATTAACGGGGTTAAGCATTCGTATTTTCCTAGCGTAGACGAAATGAAAGCAATCAAAATAGGGATTGAAGACGTTGTTTTAGAATCGCCAGTTGATTGGGGATTACTTGAACACTTGGAAAGCGAATTAGATTTTTATAACGAACAAAAAAACGAAAATTAAAATGGAAAATGAATTTATACAAACAACCTTTAGCCTGAAAAGAAAAATGAATTGGTGGCGCGAACAAAGCGTCGAGGGCGACAAAGGTGGTAGCTTCAATTTAGAACTTTACCTTGACTATTTAAGCGAACAAGATTTTAACGAAACTAAACTACAGGAGAAATGAAAGAAGTAAAATGGTGGAAATTATTAATTGTATTTTTTTCGGCAATAGTTTTAGAAGCAAATAGTATAGCAGGTTTTAGATTTCTAATGGATGAGCATTGGATGGGTATGGTTATGATGGCAGGAATTAATCCGTTTTTATGCTTACCAATGAACCATTACACTATTGAAGTTAAAACGTTCAAGGGAAGAGCAATTATTGCAACAGCATTTAGTATTGGCTTTGTAGTAGGAATATTAACAAT